CCAATACCATGGTAAAAATATACAAGAGTTGCAGCAGTAGTATTACCATTTGCAACAGGCCATTGTGCATAATCAACACGCAAAGTGTCAAGATCAGTTCCATCGATGGGGGAACCATACACAATTTCCGTTGGAGCAGTGGAAATCATTCTATACTGTGAGTAGAGTGGTGCTTCTACAGAAACACCAGTTTGGGTATTTTGGTTTGTAAGACTTTGTCCAGATGATCCAGCATAAGTTGAAAATTGCGCAGATCGAGCCATACCACTATTAGTAGTACTTACACCAAATCCAGCAATACCCAAATAATTGTTACGCGTATCTCTAATACGAGAAGTTCGCATATTACCAATAGGCCTATTAGTATCGACATTAATATGCCAACGATGCGATCCTCTTTCAGAAAGAAAAGAAGGCGCAACCCAAGTGTAAGGAGTGACAAAAGAAAAATTAAAATTCTTAAATTCATCCGAGCCAGTAATAGTTGTCTGAGCTGTATTGATGCCATTTGGATCATAACCATAATAAATAGGTCGCCTGTCAAAAGTCCAAGTGACATTCAACATCCTCTCAGAAGTTTCATTACTTGTAGATGAAACACGGGAAAGTGATGTTCTCCGCAATAACTGCCGAAGAGAAAGAATATTTTCACCATGATTAACTAAAAACTTATGAGGATTGGAAGTTGATTCATAATCATTTGTCATGGACATCTGAGTTGGAATTTCATAAGAAACTTCATCTAAAGATTGGAGGGCAAAATAACTAAGATTTTGGGGCAATTCCGCAGGACCAGCATATTCCATGTTATCTGCAGCTTTCACGTATACCAGCATCAAAACTGGAGCAGTGGTAATAGGCGCTGTAGCTTCATTAAAAACACGGACAGTAAGTGTACCATTGGATTGACCCAACAAGCGACCTCCTATTCCAGCATACGTGGAAGATCTTCCCCCATAATATTCTGTGGTAGGTGAAGTATCAGTTTTTAACCATGGAAAAACCTGCATATATGGTACACGAATTTCAACATCACTATCAGTACTAATATCGATAATTTGATTAAAAGACGTAGTACTGGTGGTAGATGATGTTGTAATATCTGAATCTGGATCATATGTAACACGAACTCTACCACGATGGAATTTAGAACAAATAAATTTGAATCTAAAAATAATATCACCTTTCCAGAAAGAAAATAGACGACTAACATGTCCCATGGGAATGCCTGTACGAACTGTGTAATTGGGAGTTATGGAAGTGTTAGTAGTTATAACAGTTAAATCTGGTACGACTTGAGTGGAATATAGTAATGTTCCAGGTGTATCATTTAATGCCCAATCATAGACTCCTATATAAGCTTCTCGTTGAATTAGATCTTTAATAATCATACAATCTGAGTTATCAAGACCCACTATAGCAGGATCTATAGACAATTCATTTTTAGGGTCCAACGAAAGCTTTTCGGTAGGGGTAGATATATCGGCTGATGCCAATCCATGAAAAGGTAAATTTTTAAAACCCATAACAGGATCTATAACTGGTGGGTTGGTAAAACCAAAAATTCTAGCAACAGTTCCAATACCTGTGGCAATAGCAGAGGTTGCAGTCATATACTTACCAATAACAGGTACCTTGGTAAGCATACCAGAAGCATTAGCAATAGCAGATGCAATAGATGAAACAGGTCCCGTACCGTATTCATCTGAGGATTGGAGAGCAAGACCAATAGTATGTCCAGATACTTTAACATTTTCTGCCCAAGCATAAATTTGAACGTTAATTGTACCAGAAGCACCATTAGCATTAAGCAAATCTACAATGGGATAAATATATAAAGTTCCCATACGGCTAAATTCTCCTGCATCAGTTGCTCGTAACCAATTTCTATGGTAAATGAATGGTAACGTCATTTCACCACCTTGATTAGATTGTGGATAAATATAAAATCTTTGTAATTGAGACAAAGAAGTTATAGAGGCTCGTGTATTACTATTAGCAGTAGTAGCCAAATTAGAATAACTATAACCTGTAGGTGCAGCATTATAAGATTCATTAATCAGAGGTTGATAAGCTACAAGATAACAACCATAATAAAAAGGAGCTGCATTTATCATAACCTTAATTTTAAGATCACAAGATATCAAAGAAAAATTATCTAATTTTTTCTTAATAATAGGATCATTAAAATAATCAAACCATGGTGCTATGTGTTGAGGTGCTAAAGATACACCAGTAGAGAGTGAGAAAGTATTGATTAATACAGGTCTCGATAAGAATTTGGACAATTCAACACCTGAGGCATACCCATCATAATATGAGACCTCTTTCTCAGGATTATATGAGACTTGAGCGCCAGGATTAGAGTCTGAGAATCCAACATTAACTTGTTGTGACATATGAGACTCAGGTTCTAAACCAGTTGGTTTGATTTCTTGGACATCAGTTGATTGTAAAGTTAATTCTTCTAAATACCCAAATCTATCACATAAATAATCATGTAAATTTAGGCAGTATGTACATCTGCATTGCATACACAATTCCAATGTATCTTCAACGAATTGTGAATAAACATCAACTGGTGTTTCATCCTGAATAGGATGATAGTTTTTATTTGTTTTAGCTGTTGTATCAGCATACGAGTTTTGTTTTTGAAACGGGAGTTTATAAAGTAACATAGATTCCCTAATCTATATTAAGTTGTATATTGTAATTGAGTATCAACAAACTCTTCTCTAAATAGAGATTTCGGGGAACGCCCATGTAAATAAATTTATATATATCCATGCTCATATAATATATACAAGATACAAAATAAAATATATGCAGTAACTATATATATAAGGTATTTTTTGGTTAAGACCCAATACCAGAGGCCCGCAAAAGTTTAACGTCTTTTAGCTAGGACGCGCTCTGAAATATTCTTGGAGTAATCCCAGAATTCTTCATAAAGCTGATCCCACGATGGTAACGTGGAAGAATGTACATATAAGGATAAATTATTCTCATCTATTATTTCTTTAAACATTTCTCGTTTAATATTAAAAACATCCTTACCATACCAAAAGTACTCTCTCAAAGCTGTAGATATAACAGCTATAGATTGCTCTTGTGGTGTTATACTTCTAGATTGTACACATCTAGTAAGCATTTTTTCAATAGATTCATGATCTAATGGTCCAACATATGCTCCTATATCACAATCCCATCTCCATGTACGTTTCAAAAAAGAAACATCATCAATATGAATATATGGGATAGAAGGAGCATCTTTATCTGCCATGGTATAGACAATATCTACATCAGCAAGAACCTTTTGAATATTCGTATGATGAAAGAAATTGCATTTGGATGATACACCCATGCAATTGTCATCACCATAAGTCATCAAATGCACATTTTGTTTAAAATCTTTAGCAGAATTAGTTCCACTAAGAACAGCATAACAATAACGCATATATAATGAATTAGCAAGACCATTAATAATAACGGTCAATGGATGACCAGATGGATTACTACCATAAAATTCTATGAGATCTCCATTAAAATCAATAAGAGGAAATGCTGTATCTTCAGCAATACCCCTAACAACCTTAAGATCT